ATACCACACAATCGTAACAGTACACACTAAACACCAACAAGCTAAATACAAGAACGGTGTACCCTATGTAGACAAGCCCACTATGAACGACATAGCAGGAGGTATGCAATGGTCTCGTAAAGGTATGATGGTTATTAATGTATGGCGATGCCCCTTTGGATTGGAAGATGCTAACGGTGTGCCATACGAGCCTAACCAAGTAGAGATTACTGTGGTCAAAGCCAAGCCTAAAATTGTAGGTAAGCTAGGAAGTGTTACATTATTTTATGACAAACTATCAAACAGATATTATGAAATCGACAGTAAAGGAAAGAAAAGATTCGCATATCAACAGTCTGATTCTTGAGCGTAAAACAGCCTTTGCCAACTTGGTGATGGCTTACCTCAAGTTTAATGTGAGCGATGCCCTAAACATAGTAGTTGAAAAAGACGGCAACATATCTATCAATGGGAACTATTATAAGCTCGATGTGTCAGACTACACAGGATGCACAGAAAATTACATATTCTACAATCCTTCTTCAGGTAGATTATTGATTCAGAAGAATGATGTTAAAAAAATTTATAAACTAGACGTTAACTTATATGACGAGTCAGTAAATTAGTATTATGGATACAAGAGATTTAATACTTGAGGAATCGGAAGCAGCTAGAAATTTGCTTCTTCTGAAGAACGATGCTTATGGTGATTCAGCACTAAACCCTGCAAACATATTTTCGCAGGGCAATGCGGTTGACAGCCTATGCGCTAGGATTGATGATAAGCTAATGCGTATTAAGATGCGTGGCATCACGGATGAAACAGAAGATACGGTGCAAGACCTTATTGGATACTTGATATTGCTGAAGGTCGCACTAAGAATCAACAGATGAGTTTAGAAAAATATCTTTCAGATTCTATAAAGCTAAACAAAGACAGGGTGCAACACTCTGTCGATATGGGCAAAAGTGCTGAGGCTCTTTTCAAGAAACTTACCAATTCCAAGAAGACAGATGTTGAGCTTGACAAAAAGCACGTTGACTTCTTTTGGGAAGGTAAACTTGTAGATGTCAAGGGGCTGAAGCCCTGCCACAAGCAAGGGTACTTGCTTATAGAATTTGTAGGTGGATACGGTACTAGAGGTTGGTGTTCTAAGCAATCTAAAGCAGAATATATAGCCTTTATGTTTCCTGATAAATTCTATGTCTTTGACAAAGATGTACTCAGGGAGAAAACTATTAGCCTTTGCCCCAAGTATGAGGGCGAGGAATCTGTACTGCGTAAAAATAAAACCCCTATAGAAAAGGGTTTATACAAATGGCTAGGTCGTTGGAGCAGGAAAGATGTGTTTACCTACATCAAGTTTGAAGATGTAAAAGATATTATATATGACACCATTGACATACCTGCAGATAGAACTTAACTTACCCAAGCCTCACTCGCTAAACCAATACTATGCAGGGAAGCATTGGGCGATACGAAAAAAACACAAAGATGATTACAGCAAAATCTGTAAAGAAGAGCTTGAGAAAGGTGATGCGTTCACTATGGACAGCTACGAAATTCATATTACTTACAATTCTCGCCACGATGTCGATAACATTATTCTTGTTTCGAAATTCCTATCGGATACTCTCGTTGCTATGGGTTCGGTCAAAGACGATGGTAATAAATACTACAAAAGACTTAATATCAAAATTGACAAAGACCTTCCCAAGGATTGCTTTTTGGTCAAAATAAGATGTTACGGATACAAATTAAAAGAAGATGGAAACGAACAGGAACTATCAGAATTGTAAATTAATTAGAAATAGAGTTGACTTATATCTTTACGAAATGTCTAAACTGTTTACAAAAATAGGTATTGATTCTACTGAAGAAGAAATACAAGAAGCCTACAGGAGAGAAAACGAATACATAGATTGTATTGCTAAACTAGACCCTGAAAAGGCAAAAAATCTTAGGTCAAGTTACTGATGTTGTTTAATAATTCATACGAAGAAATAACTAATAGTGAAGCGAATATCCTTATTGATATATACGAAGCAATCGAATATATGGTCAGGCACAATCAATCCGTCACATTGGTTGGATTGGGACATATCCTCGACATTAAGCCGTCAGAATTATCAGATTATCTACCACAGATAATAACAATACTTACTAAGATTGAAGAAAAAAACTCGATACAATAAAGAACTAGTAGAACACGAGGCTCATTTATCTGTTGAGCAGGATGCTATAACTAACGAGTTAGGTAAGTTTATATACCAAAGGTGTATAGAAATATCAGGCTCTGCGTTCTTTACCAACGGAGATGACGAGCTTAAACAAGCTTTAATTGACGAGGCTGTTATGCGTGTTTGTGAAAAGTTTCTTCATTACTATAAAGAAGGTGGCTCTGCAGCCAACCTGATAATAACAATGATATACTCTACGATGACCAACAAGATTGTAGGTCTAAAGTGGAAAGATAAATATGGTCAAAGAATTAAAGGAAAGGTCGTGTGTATAGAAAACGGAGAAAAGTTTACACGGCTAGTTAAATATGTAAAGGACGATAACATAAGTAAAAAATTATGATGGAGATTTATAACGATTGGATTTTAGTAAGCAGCATAGGATTGCTGTTTGCATTTTTATTTGTCTTTGAACCCTACGGTTGGGTGATGGAAAGATTATTACCGTTTAAGCCATTTAACTGCGTTCTGTGCTTCTCTTTTTGGTCAAGCCTACTCTTGTATGCTTACCTTGGAGAAAACCCCTTATATGCAATTTATACAGCTTTCATCGCAGAGCTGTCTTATAGAAAATTAGTTTCAGAATAATGTAGATTAAAATACCTATGAAGCTAATCAAGTCAGTTAGACAAATTACCAAGATTATATTACATTGCACCGCTACCCCTGAAGGTAGGGATGTAGATGCAGCAGACATCACTCGATGGCACAAGAACAGAGGATGGAGAAACAATGGCTACCACTACATCGTTAAGCTAGACGGAACGATAGAGGAAGGTCGCAGCGTACAAATGGTAGGCGCACATACTATAGGACACAATGTAGGAAGTTTAGGCGTTGTTTACGCAGGAGGATGTGATAAGGATATGAATCCTAAAGATACAAGAACTCCCGAACAAGACATCGCACTAACCAACCTGTTGTCTGCCCTATTAGAAATGTACCCTATAGCTACGCTACACGGACACAATGAATTTGCTAACAAGGCTTGTCCTAGCTTTGATGTACAGAAAGAATATAACTTCTTAATTAACAAGTAAACTTTATGAAAAATGATTTTGATGTTAGCGATAGCTTCGCTGACTTTGTAGACCTATTGTCAAATGATGAGAAAAACAATAACGCTCAATGCTCCATTGATAATCCTGAGTGTGAAGCGTGTGGTAGCTAATTATGAACCCACTAAAGAAAATACTAACAGGGAGTGTGAAGGAAACTGTGGATGCAGTTGCCAATGTGGTAGATAGATTTGTAGCAACCCCTGAAGAGAAAGAGGCTATACGTCAAAGTATAGAATCAGAAATTACCAAGCGTTGGGAAGCTGATAGCTTAACAGACTCTTGGTTATCTAAGAATGTACGACCATTAACACTAGCAACTGTTATGATATTTCTTGTACTAATGACCTTCTTTGAAGGATTCGGTATAAGCAGTATTAATGAGAGATGGATAGGGTTATGGGAAATGGTAAGCGTAACGGTGATAGGCGGATACTTCGCGGTAAGAAGCGTAGACAAACGGACGAAATTGAAATAAAGTGGTGCGATATTGCACCAATAGAATGTACCTGCTTAGGTACTAATTGTAAACAAAAGGGAGGGCGTTAGCCCTTCTTTTTTTTGTTGTTTATTATCCACCACTTCTGCATCGTATATCCTATTGATGCTACTAGAAGTAATATCTTCAAGACCTCTTCTAATTCAGAAAAAGATAATGCCATTGTCGCTGCGTTGACTGTTAGAACTTTGAGGTCTGTAGTATCCATAGGTTATATTATTAGCACTCGCTATCAGAGGTGCTTGATTTAGGATAGAACACAGAGGAATCTTGATATACATCCTCAGCCTCAAACAAATCGTTATCACAACCTTCAGCAGTTGCAATAGCTTTTATAGCTGTTTTTCCTAAAATATAGTTTACAATTCTTTTATTTATATAGGTAATCTTAGACTCTACCGTTGATGATATAGCATCTAAAGACATTTGGTCTGATTTGTTTTCTTCATTCTTGGTACGAGCTGTCTCGCTACGAAGCACAGAAATGGCAGCTCTAGCAGAATACATAGCCAAGCAGTATTTTACCAACTTAAACAATTCCTGCTCATCAGCATCTAGTGTTTCAGCTAATACCTTAGCCTCAATGTCTTCGTATAGACAAGAGCCTAGCAGGTCTTGTATAGATGTGTACTGCTCTAACTGTATCAGGGCTAGTAATGCACCTCTATCTAAACGCTTAGGTAATGGGAAGTTTTTGTAGAGGTAGTTATCGTCTATGAATATAATATCAACCATTGCTTATATCTTCTGTGTTAGCACCTTTCAATGATTCTAGGCTAATTTCTTCTTCTACAATTCCTACGTTCATCTTATCGTAACCAACCGTACTGAGTATGGTGTTTAGTCCGTCAAGGATTGTTTTCCTGTTTGGTAAAGTTTCTGTAGCTCGGAAGATTTGGTATGCTGTAACCAACTCGTTACCTGTACCTCCTAGCTTACCTGCTACCATAACACCAAATAATGTAGGGCTAGTAATATTGTGAGCAGTAAGTATCTTAGCATCGTTTAGTCTAGACAATACATCTATCGTTTTATCTAGGTTAGACACATCCATAGGAGTAAACTTAGGAGCATCTTCTTCTTTCTTTACCCACGATACAATGAAGTTATCTGCCTGTGGTCCTGTGAAAGACTCTTTAAACTTATCGTACTCATCACGCTTTTGCTCCGCAGACATATTTCTACCAATGAAGGTGGCTAGTACCTTCGGTGTAAAGCCGTTCTCAGCAGAGTTTTTAATGTGCTGACCAAATGCAAAATCACCTGCAATATAATGGTAAGCAGAAATATAGTTGGGGACTCCGTAATAAGGATTCCCTGAATACGGATTAGCGATATATAGAAGAGCCTCTGTAGCTTTCTTATCAAACTTATCAAAGCTCTTAATCTTTTTAGGTTCGTTGTGCTGAACACTAGCAGCGTTGTAACCAAAGTACCTACGCACTATATAGTGTGTTACTTTACCTTGCTCGTTAGGTTCTCCTGCACGAACACCTTTAGGGTCTATAGACTTTAATTCTACAATCTTAGTTCTCTCCTTATTCCAACGTACATATAAAGCACAAGCACCCTTATGCTCGTAGTGGAAAGCAGCGTGTGATAACACATCATACATACTTACATTAGAACCACCACAATGGTTCATAAATGCTTTTAGTTCTGCCTTAGATTTGTTGGTAGATAGAAAATCATCTTCGTAGCTTACCTCGTTGCCAACAATCATTTTCGCCTTCTTAGTCAGAATACCGCTATGGACAGGAGACTGTCGTAGCATCTTATCTAGTATAACAGGAAAATCATCATTTACCCCAAACTTGATGTAGCTACCTTCAGTCGTTTGACCTAGCTTGTAGCGCATATTAAGGTCACGGATAGTGTTCTCCAATGCGTTGGAAGAAACTACGTTTGCTGTGCCTTGTACATAAGTCTTCGGTGCGAAGAACTCTGTTATATTATTTATCAATCCCATATACTATAATTTACAAGTCTACAAACCTAACACTATCACCATATATACCTGCTCCTGTTTGAGTAGATACATAGTCTTCTATATGCACTAGGTATGTATATTCATTGCTACCATTTATAAGCGTTAGTGTGTATTCACCTCCATCTTCTAAAGGGTATTCTTCAGATAACAAATCTATGTTTAAAGTAATGAAATCTTTGCAAGAATCGTAATTATTATTGTCCTGTAAACCCTCAAAGGTAAGTTCGTAATCACCTACTACCTTTGATAACTTCACGGTAAATTCTCCTGTAAAGGATGCTAACTTTACAAAAGACAATGTGTTTACTCTTCCCTTTTTAAGATGCTTCATTAATTATTTATTCTTCAGTTATTTCGGGTGGATTACAGTATTCGCTATCAGGAAATAGCTCACAATAGGTTTTAGCGTACTCGTCTCTTTGGCTTGAGCTACCAAAGCTATGCACTCCTAATGGTGTAGGGAACACTATAGCACTTTCCCAATCTGCGTGAGGCTCACCACTCCAAGACACATCTACCGCATACTTTTCAGACAACACAGGTGCTGTAACCTCGTTGCCTTCTTCATCGTACTCACCTGCTACCTTTACAATATAGCCAAGCTTTACTATTGATTGCGTGAGGTTGCCTTCTTCATCTCTTAAAAGGTCAATAGCTTTATTAGCTTCTGCCTCATCTACGAACTCGTATTTTCTTGTTATATACATATCTTATGAGGTTAGGGTTTCTAATTCTGAATCTGTTAATCCACTCTCAAAAACGATAGCTTGATGCACCCTACAACTTGGTTGGATATTAGACTCGTTGAATTTTACACGAGATAAAAGACTTGTTCTTGTATAGGTACTTGTTCCGTTGACACCCACCATTGAGCCGTTTGCTGCAACTCCTTGCTCACCGCTACTATATCTTACCGCTACTTTATATCTTGTGTTTGGACTTATAGCTACAAGGTTGCTCTTTGAAAAAACACCAATGTCATCTGCCGTTATCAATAATCTTAAATCATTTGTTGCTGCGCTTTTATAGAACAAAACTCTACTTTGTCCATCTTCGCTTTCTAAAGCAATCCAATTTTGATTTTCTGCCGTTGCTCCATCTAAAAATTCAAAGTCTAAAAAGAATGTACCTTCTTGTTGTCCGATTACAGAAGATATATTTGCAGTAGTATTTTCTTCCGCATTCCTCGTAACGCTTCCGCCACTATGGTTAGGTATGTAGCTTGTTGGGTAGCTGCCTTCTTCTATAACTGCTCCGTAAATATAGTAGTTGCCACTATCTGTGTGTGATGAGTAAGTATTATCGGGATATGCTTGTATTTGAAAACCTCTATTTCCCGTATAGCTTCCGTATATTCTATACCATCCGTTACCATAATCTTCAAAATCTAAAGAACCTACTGATATTGGAGATGTCGTTAAGTCTACATTTTGCCCACTTATCTTAAAGTGGCTAAATGTTCCTTCCTTTATAAAAACTGATGATATATAAGTTCCGCTTGTATGGTTAGCGTATAATCTGCCATTGCTTCCTACGGATATTAAAGAACCATTTTGCAATCCTTCGGGAGAAATAATTTGATTTGATGTTGCGCTTACTCCCGAATCTTTTATATAAAAAGAATCTTCAAAGTATTCACTATATTCTAATATATTAGTCCTACTCGGTTCAAGTAAAAGACTCGGACAACTTGCCCCACCGCTATAGTCAAATCTTGGGGAGTCCTCTAAAATACCTGCAAAGCCCTTACTTCCTACAGGGCTTGTAATCCATTCAGTAGCTACTAAACCTATTTCTATTTGTGGTCTTGATAAAACCACATCGCCTAAAGTACCACTTGATGTACCTACTCCAAACCTAAAAGTTGTGCTTGCCGTTTTATTAAAAACAACGCTATAACGCTTTCCTGCTTGAACATTATCCGAATAATTTATTTCAACACCATCTTCATAAGCAAATAAGAAAGTTGCAGAACCTGACCTTGATAGTAAATAACTTAAAGGTATTGCGGTAGTTACTTCATCCACATAAACTGAAACTACTACTATTCCATTTGTGGTTATAGTAGGAGAATAAATAAACGCTCTACTACTCGCATCTAAAGTTTGGAATCTTATCTGCCCTTCAGTAGCGGTTACATCAAAAGTTCCCGTTCCCGAAAGAAATTGATTACTCCATCCTGTTGGTTTTGTATCGGTTGAAACGCCATCCCATACCGAATTTTCAAGCAAGTTTTCCCTTCCTTTCTCTATCAGTCCGTTGCTATCTACCCTTGTAGACGTTAGGTTTGAACCTCTTGAAAAGTCAAAGTCTGCTGATGGTGTGACTACTTCTTTAACCGATACATTGTCTATTGAAAAATTATGCGACACCCCCGTTTGCATGGCTCTTAAAAACACTTCTGCAGTATTTACGGGTGTAACATAATAAGTGTAAATACCATTTGCACTAACATTATTAAACGCATAAACTCCACCCATATAAAACCCTAATATACCACTTGTGTAATTTGAAACCTCAAGAATTACTTTGTAAGTTTTATTAGCGGTAAAACTAAAATTTTGTTGTATTCTTTGCCCCTTAGCGGCATTTACAAAATTAGCTTTTCCGTTAGATATATTTGCATCTGTACCACTCGTTATATTCCAATCGCTATCCGTATCAAAACCACCATTAGTAACTAACTCATTCCCATATTCGGGAACGGGCTTCATACTATAAGCCTTCCCATCTTTCCCTGCACCACCTCTTGGTAAGAATACTAAACTTGCATCACTATATAAACTCATATCTTCTTAAACTAATGGTGTTAAATCCGCAATCAAACAACTCGTACTCTCTACACTACCGCCATCAGCAGCAACACGAGATGCGAAAGGTGTGGCGTATGTAGTCGGTGTATGTGCGTAATCCGTTATTGTGTAATACTCGTCAAGGTTTTCAAACAAACGGTTTCTTTCATCTTGTGATGCACTATACCCTAAAAGCTCAAATACATCACCATCAAAGTCTTCACCAAGATTTTGTACCTCAAAAGTACCTGCTTGTGTTGTGGTAGTTGTGATTAAATCTGTATTGTTCTTAAACAACCCTAATCCGTTAGAAGCATCTCTCTCAATCTCCCAAGCGTACAGATTGGTAAACCCATCGTTAGGCAAACTTAATGTTGCTCCACCACCATTTACTCTATAGCTTATCTGATTGTCCGATAATGCCACTTGATTAGATGTTGTACTTCCTTCTATAATGTTACCTGAACCACTTGTCCTATAAGATTGACCTATAAAAAACAGACTGTAATCATTTGTTATCTGTAATATTTCTGTAGACCAACCGCTTGAGTCCGTATAGTTACCTCCTGTCTCTGTATATTGTAAGTACCTTGAACCGCTAAATCGCATAGTTGGTAATCCTGTCACAGGGTCTGTAAGTACAGAACCATTTATAACTATAGGTGGTTGTTGTGTATTAGTAGCTGTAGCAAAATGAGATGTACCCCCTAATTGCTGATACCATATCTTAACATAACAATCTGCTCCTTCAGCAAAAGTTTGTAATGCAGAAGTATCTAATCCATCATCACTAAAACCGATGTCTTGTTCTGTGTTATCAGAAGACCTACGCACACGAACACACTTGTCCGAATCATCCCTTACCTTGCGTAAAGAATAACCGAATAAAGCGTTTTGTCCGAACTCATCTAATGCAGCACCTGTACCTAATGAACTTCTTGAAACACTTAAATATGATGTAGAAAGTGTATTAAGAAATGCCATTAAGATGCAAGATAAGCGATTGCTGTTCCGTTAGTTATCGTGATAGATGTAAACTTACCTAAGATTACTCCACCTTTAGGGATTACTTGACCTGTAAGGTGGTCTCCATTTACCGATGTAGCTTCTACAGTAACTGCTGAGTTTAATGCTTGGATAGAGCGAAAGCTCTCTCCTGCCACAGATACTTCTTCTGTTGGAGGATTTGCACCCGAATTACCTGTAAGTATTCTAAATCCGTAGTCTCCTGTACTTGCTTGGTAGAAATTACCGTCTTTAATTATATTCTCGAAAGACATATTATTCTTTATTTAATTTACAATTATTCTTCTATTTCTTCTTCTTCAACAACAGGTATCATCTCAGGATTAGCCTCGTAACACGCTGCTGTATATTCTTGTGCTGCTTTAGCACCAAAGGTATGTAGTCCTACAGGCTCACACCATATCATTTGTTTATTCCAATTAGGGTCTGCCTCACCATCCCATAGTACATCTATATGGTAGCTCTCAGAGCCTTCTATTTCTCCTAAGTGTGCTATGATGTGGTTGTGTGTAGGGTTACCTTCTTCGTCTACGCCTAATGCGTTTATCTTTGTAGTGGCAGCACCTTTGCTACCGAACTCGTATTTACGGAACTGTCTCATATTAAAGGGCTGTTAGTGCTTCGCATTGATTATCTGTTAGCTCTGTGTTAAACACTAATAAAGATTTTAAATTACCTTCTCCCCCTAATCCACCAATTTTAAATGTATCAAATTCAGTTATATCAGTAGCAGTTGCGCTTCTAATTTCGTCACCATCAACAAACAGCTTACAAGCATTGGATGTTGAGTTGTATTTAAACGCAAGTTTTACATCTCCTTCGGGAAGTTCGTAAGAAGAAAACACATCTGAGTTGTCATTATTTTTAAAAAATAAAGTAAGTCGTTTAGGGTTTACTTGTGAGGTTCTTCTTAGAAACACAGCTCCACCTTGATTTCCATCATTTCCAATGTGAATTGTTGAATTAGACGAATCTCTAACAATGCTTTTGTTGCTTATGTTTAAAAATACTGTTATGTCATCAAAACCATCACTATAAGTTAAATCATTAAAGACATCCGCAGCTCTCGTAGCACTACTATTATAAGTGGGTATGTAGGATGTTGGGTAAGAGCCTTCTTCTACTTGTGCGCCATAAGCATACATATTAATATTAGAGCCACTACTTACAAAACGGATGCTACTTGTTGTTGTGCTTGTAGCAGTAAATGTTGTGCTATATCTATTCCAATCGTTATCTATTGTTATAGTTTCAAGTTGAGTAGTTCCGTGACTGCCAATATTTATTGAAGTATTACCTCCATTATTTTTTAAGTATACTGAAAATGTATAAGTAGTACCCGATGTTAAAGCAACATCATATCCTACCCTACTGCCGCTTGAGGGAGATTCTACCAATGTAGCGTTTTTATTTCCATCGGGAGAAATGAATTTATTGGTGGTTAAAGTAGTTCCCGAATTTTTATCCCAATCTTCAAAATACTCACTATACTCAATCAAATTAATCCTACTCGGCTCAAGTAATATACTTGGTGTGCCTCCTGTGTAATCTATACGAGGCATAGAATCTGTTAAGCCCTCGTATACAGATGCTGTGGTAGTTTCAATATAAGGCGTTGCAACAAGACCTTGTTCTAACTGAGCATCTTGAATGTAAACATTTGCTCCCGTTGTAGCATTTGATGAGCCATCAGCATCTACCACATAAATTACACAATTTGTATGTGATGTTTTATTCCCCATTACACTACATCTAAACCAACCATTTCCAATAGATTCAATTTTAGCATCTATATTGTTAAAGTCATTTCCTACCGCTCCATTGCCGCTTAAATCAAAATAAGACGCAGAAGTATTTGTTCCACCCGTTATCTGTATTCTAAAAAAGTTGGATGTCCCTGCTTTAGCATATACGCTAAATGTCTCAACTCCCGTATTTGAAACTGATTGAGTAATTGATGAAAAATTATTGTCAGATATAGCCTCTAATTTCCAAGCGGAATTAGTTCCATCGTATCCCGAAAAACCGCTTGTTATAGAACGCTTATTAAGGTCTCCACCCCAAGTAGTATCAAACTGATTACTTTGGAGCAATAGGTTTGCTCTTTCCTTCTTGATGTATCCATCAGCTCCTACCCTCGTAGCAGTATCTGTACCTCTCGTATAGGTAAAGTCTCCGCTACCATCTACAGGCTTGTGGCTATACACCTTAGATTCTTTGTATCCACTTGGAAACAACACGAGAGATGCTTGGTCGTAGATGTCTTTGGTAATGTCTCTGTACGATGCAGCAGCCTCAGCAGATGCCTCTACAGTACCACCATCGTCTAACACCCTTTGACCGAAGTCACCAATGCCTATTCTGATAGCATCAACAAGGTATCCTGTTTTGTTTATAAGGTAAGACTTTACATTGGATACAGTAGTTACTGCATTAGAAAGAAAGCCGCTACCCGAATTGGTTAAATAACTCATTAATCAAAAATTGTTTGGTCAGTGAATACCGATTTGCTATCCAATAACAAAGAAGCTATTCCGCTTTCTGTGTTTAGATTAATATTCACAAAAGACTTATCACTAACACCTGTTCCTGAAGAAGCCTCGTAGTTCATAGTCAAACCATCCATCCATCCTGAGATACTAACGCTATCGTTATTATGCAACAAGACACAAACGATGTCTTCTCTACGAGACATATAGTCAATCTTATTTACTTTATTATCTACAACAGGAGATTGGATTACAATATTTGTAGCAACTAAACCTAGTCCGTTTGTAGTGTTTTTGTTTTCACCAAAAGATGTAGTACCGTCTTTTTTGTTGTGTTCAAATACAACTGTATCTGATTCAAGCAAGTCTACATTAGTAACTTGAGTTTCATCAGAAGGATTGAAGGTGATAGTAATATCACTTTGTAGTGTTAAAATAGCTTTCTTGATACCGCCTGTAGTTCTCTTGTTACAGTTGATGTCAATGTCGCTAAGTATTATCGAGCAGTTGAAAGCCATATATTTTTTATATTAAAAAAGGGGAGAGGATTACTCCACTCCCCTTGTTATAATTTACAAGATTGGTATTAACCAATGATTGTAGCAAAGTCAGCAGCCGAAGCGATGCTGTAGGCAAGACCGTTTTCCTCACCTGTTAGGGTAAGTTGAACACGGTTTTTCTCACCACGAGCAGCACCTGAAGACATATCGACAGTAGCAGCATACAATCCGTAGTCAGCACCCACTAGGTGATGAGTACCTGCAGCAGTTTCAACAAAAGCTACTAACTCAGCACCTGCAGTTGCAAGTTCATTAAGTTCACTTACAGTAGCAGCTTTCATCTTAGGAAACTCTACAGTAATAGAAGGAACGGTAGTTGACGTACCGTCAGCGTTAACGGTCTTTACTTCGTTGAAAGCAGAGAATCCGTCTTTAAGGTTAAATGTGTAATCAGCAACATTTGCGACAACACCTGCAGTAGAAACAACACGGGTATCTTCGTTTATAACGAGAGAAGACCCTGCTATTACTGTGTCTACTTCTGACTTAGCTGCGATAGATAACTTTGTTATACCACCTATACCCAAGTCTGCGCAGTCGTAAGTAATTCCTGATAAGGTTACAGAACAAGCCATTTTTTATAAGGTATTAAAAAGGGAGGGCAGAACCCTCCCCTTTGTTATTATTCAGTTATTAAGAAGGATTTGCAGCAAGTACAATTTCACTTCCTTTCATGTAAGAGAAACCTACTTTGAAACGTCCCCAAATGTACTCAGCATTTTCTTTAGCTTCGTACTCAGAATCAATAGCCATTACATCATTGTAATCGTCAGTCAACATAACCAAGTTACTTGGAGCTGAGATGAAGAATTTTTCATCGTTATCGGCTTCACCTGATTCATTGTTAAATCCTGAAAAGTGAATAACCTCCATTCCGTAGAATGTTGGAAGCTCACCTGCGATGATACCTGCAGGAGTTGTAGTATGCTCTTGAGCAATAGCGATTTGGTACAGTTGGTACAATTTAGTGTTCAAGAAGAACGCAGGTTTGTACTCACGGTCAGCATCACCATAAACAGCAGCCAACATAACTTCGCTCATACCCTTATAAGCAATTTCCATTGCATCTATAATGTTACTTGCATCTAATGTAGCCTTGTCGTGGTCAGCATCGATAACATCAGAATCATTTTCCATTTCAGTCAAAAGACCTACAGCAGCAAGACTCAAAGTTTTTTGAGCAGCTAATTTTGCGAAGTAATCAAACACCCAATTACGGAACTCAACATCCATTGTTTCAGGATTGTGCTGTCCTTTCTTTAGTGCGATACCACGATAAGACTTTTCTAATGCGTGTTTACAGTTTTTAAAGTTCCAAGAGTAAGTTTCAACGCTCATCTCTTTTTCTGTGATAGAAGCATCATTGTTGTTTGAAAACTCACAGTCATCTCCAACTTGAAAAGCCTGAGTACTTGCAGTAAAAATAGGAATGTTTACTTTATTTTTTACACCATCAACAAGTGTGAAGCGGTCAAGTAAAGCCGCCGATTTTACCATTGCATCGATAAATAAATCTCTGCTACGGTCTCCCCATAACGATTCAGTATTCGCTAAATCAGGAGTGGTATTAATAGTAGTTGCCATTATATAATAGTTTTAAAAAAAATTCGTTTAAGTTAATTTACAAAATCTTAGTACAAGCTCGGAAAGTGCTTATTGATAAGATTTATTTTTTCAGAAGTGATTGTTTCAAAGTTAATAGTTTTATCTACTTCCTCAGCGACAACTTCTTCTGTCTGCTGTGCGGTAAATTGCTCTTCAACTTCTTGCTCGTTTACTTCTTCCTCAGTAGCTTCGTACTTTTCTTCTTCTTTCATGTCCTCTTCCTCTTCTTTAGAGTCTTCAGCCATTTCTTCCTTTTCTTCTTCATCTTCCTCTTGAGCCATATCGCCCATAGATTCGATGTGCTTTTGAATCATTTCAATAGCGGATTTTAAATCTTCCACTCCTGCAAACTTCTCTTCAAAAGATGTCAATGCGGATAATAGAATCTCATTCTCAGATTCCAACCCTTCGATACGCTCTTGGAACTTATTAGTCATTGTCTCAAATTGAGCCTCTAACTTACCAAGCTCCTTAGCAAATGAAAATTCAGTCATTTCTTCTTTGTTTGTTGGTGTTATATTAGCAGCAATCTCAATAGAGAAACCATTTATCTCCCCATCCTTAATTGCATTGAATAATTCGTCAGACTCAATCTTAGCCTTTACGAATACTGTTCCGTTTGGTAAATCAAATCCGTAGTCCGTAGACTTATCGTTATCGGATTCTTTCATCCAAATCTCTAGCATCACAACATCAGTAGTATCATTCTCGTGCTGTATGCCAAATTCGTTAAACAACCCCTTCTTGGAGTAGTTGTACATTATATCTCTAATTGTATCTTCGGTAAAGCGTACATAGTAAAAACCATTCTCAGCAGACTGTCTTAGGATTTCCTTGTTAGGAATCATAATTGGTCCAACCACCTCACGCTTCTCATCGTTGGCAAACATCTCAATGCTTTGCTTAGAGAAATAAATAAAGTTTTCTTCAATAGCAGGTTTGTCTACAAGGGAAATCTTATACATCCCCTGCTCAAAATCCTCTAGTGTTATATCGTATAATGGTAAATCTTTGTCCATTACTTCTTTGCTTTTTTATGCCACTTAGGAAGTAGGTTGTTATCTTGAACATACTTCTTATTCTGTGGACTTCCGTTCTTTAATAAGTACATAAACGCATTTAGTCTTGCGAGACCCCATTGCGCTGCACTAGTGACCTTTGGGCTATGACCCGTGTTGTACGCACCCATACCTCTAAGAACCACTTGCTTTGCTGCACCCATTCCAATCTTTTTGTCAGGGTACTTTTCATTATATTTGTCTACCTTAGTCTTTATAGACTTAAGAATTTTTGCAGATAGCTTTCCACCTTTTCCAACACCTTTAGGATTCTTCTCAGGAGTGTCGCTCTTAGGTGCTTTAGGTGATTTTTTAACACTACCATCTTTTCCTTGGGTAGCATAACAATCGCAGTAGCCTTGTTTACAATCTTCTCTTTTGCCGTTCTTCTTCGGGCATTTAGCCTTGACCTTACGATTACCGTATGGGAGTTCAGCCACATCGACACTTGCTTTAACTGTTCCTTCTCGGATTGACTTAGCTTTTCTAATCGCCCAATTAACACCCGAAGTTCCTCCCCACCCAAGCCAAGCAACATAACCTCTATCTTTCCAAGGCGTACTCTTATACTTAGGGTCAATCGCAGCATTTTTTCTGTGACGATTAAACGCAGCCATACGAGCAATAGTTTCATAGGATAGTTTTCTTTTTGATGCTAATTGGTTTGCACGAGTCCACCCTATAGAAGTCATTCCCTTGACCTCTTTGCCGTATTTCTTTTTCCACGCTAATACTTTCTTAGCGTTGTTCGTAGCGGATTGTGGGTAGTCGTTGTATGTAGCCATCGAATTAATTTACAATTATTTCAGTATGCCTTTTACATTCAGATAAGCATTGTCCTCATATACTTCTCCCTCAACGCTTTTTATAACTATGGTATCAGCTACCATCCTAGAAGCTGTAAACTCCTTGAACAAGAAATCTAAATCTCCAAGATTTGTTGTAGGTACTACCATACTAAACTCAATACTAGGGCTATCGCTGTATGTTATCTTTTCGTCATCAACATAGAAGTCGTAGTAGTCAGTAGTAGTGCCACTAGTATATTCTGCTAACAAATCCCAATTTGCTGTGTTCTTGTTAAATAGCCTACCGTTGAATACGTGTTGGACACCCAATGTGTATATTCTTTGAGTAGAAGTAACTAAAGAAAGCCTTTGCCAATTAGTCATACATATAGGCTTCTTAATCCTAGTTTCGAAAAGAGGCTTATCAACATATGCGAATTTCAAGCCGATGTCTTGATGCTTTGTAAATAAGTTTTTTGTAAAAGCAATTTCTTTTGTGCTTACGCCACCTGAGTTTACATTTTCATTTACTTGATTTCCCAATAGACTACCTGCTAAAGACCTGTAAAAAACACCACTCTTGAAGTTAATTATCAAGTCAGATATTCCTTCAGGATTTATCTCTTGAGTAGTTGAACCTATAACCCTGCCTTCGTTAGACTCATCATCATAAAAATGATTGAAGTTTTTGTTGTTTAGTGTTATGTTTTTAAACTTATCACCACCAATAGAAACCTTAAAGGATTTTAAATCGTCAATGTATTGATTTATATTTTCTGTACCTTCTCTAACATATTTTATTGGGTCAATCCTTAATATGTTTACACCACCATCATTCTCATAAAATATACCACAGTTAAATCTTTTACAGATAGCTAATAATATATCATAAGGTTTTGTGGTTGCTGTGTTTTCTACTGAGCTTTTTACATTGTAAACATCGTCATCAAAATAAAGATTGTAATCTTGATTAGCTTTAAATGTTATATTAAGATTATCGTGGTCATCCGAGCCTGTAATAGTTTTTCGTAGCTCACCTTCTTCTGCGTTTGCAGTAACTACTGTATCACCATAAGAAGTATGTTGGTCGTGTATAGATACATTTGTTATTCTTGTTACTTTTAATACGCCACTTACAGGCTCTAAGTAATAGTTAGTGCTGTATCTACTCTCCCCATTAATCAACAGCTCTTCGCCACTAGGTATGTACACGGTAATTTCATCAGACCATTGTAGAGCATCAGTATAACCTGTCTGAAGGTCGTTTTGACTTGACGGGTCTAGTATAACAAAACGGTCTTTGTCTGAGTTTGTAAAAAAGTGATGCCCTTGATTTTGGTTTGTGTTTGTTTTTTCACTATCACCCTGTATAGCTGTAGCATCAGAAGCGTTAAGCTCTATAGGGTCGCCATTGACATCTTCTAGTCTTATCTTCTTTACAGGAAAACCATTCTCATAAACACCCAAGAACATATTAAACTTCATAGTAGATGAAGCAGGGTTTATGCTTTGAACCATCTTATCGTCTTGGATTAATGGTATATCCAAGGTTAAATCATTTATAGTAGCATTAAGACTACCACTATCAAAAGTTATAGCAGAATTAAAAGACATATGTGGTGCGAAAAACCCTTGCTCACCTGCCCTCATTCCGAATTGTGCTACAGGATAGTAGTATCTTCTTATATGTCTACCGTAAACAGAATTTTCCGCAGCAGTAGCTTCACTAACTGTATTATAGTTTCCGTGACTTTCAGAACCTCCGAAGTAATTTGTAACCATTTGTTTACTTGCAGTAGGGTCATCTCTTTTGAAATCATAGAACATATCTTCATTTGTCCCTGCACAGAAAGGCATCTGATTTATTTCAAACTCCCTAGTGTTAGTGGTTTGTTTAGCCTCTAACTTTGCAGGAAGCACCATATGAAGTTTTTCCGCTTGGAAGTCAGCAATAGCCTCCGTCTTATTTAGACCAAATAAAGAGCTGTCTACCCTAGTCTCAAATCCTGAATCAGTTATATACCTACCCAAGTATTCCAAGAATAACTTTACACTAAAAACAGGAACAAATCCTGTCCTATCCATTCCTACGCCATATTCAGTAAACTGTCTAGCACCGTAGCCAAATGTATCTAAGTCCCCACAGAAATCTATATAAGGGAAAATAATAGGTCTAGTGTACGAAGGGTTAGTGTTTAGTGTTCCTCCCTCACCACCACTAGCTACAGTTGTTTTAAATGTAGTAAAGGTGTGGTCGGCATTGTAGTATGTTTTGTAACTAGCATTAGTAGCATTGTATAGCGTAGATAAAGATATATCTTTTAGGTCGTTGATATATTTGCTTATGAAGTCTACTAAAGTTACATCTATATAAGACTCATCGCTATTATATTCTATAGCTGTTACGTTTAGCATACCTTGTATAACCGTATTTGAAGTACCAAAAGCAGTTATCTTAAAGTAGTAATCATCTTTAGGAAAATCGTCTTTATCCGAGGTTATAGGTGTGTATCCAAATGTAGTTCTATTGCCACTTGTTAAAGGAATTTTTAAAGTTGTAAAAAAAGGTAACTTTATAGAACCTACATCTAGGTTGTCATAAAAGTCAACATTGTATTCAAGCTCTGAATCAGGAAACAAATCTACAGTAGTAAAAGTAGAATTGTCTGCACTTATTTCTAGTTTAAAATTCATACTATCGTTTTGCGATATTAAATGCTAATGAAGACTTGAATTTATTATTGAAAAAATCAAACTCATCATCTTGGAAAGCTACCCTGTAAGCAACTTCTTTACAAGTATCTATGAATATCAACCTATCTGCTAATAATAAACTTCTTACCGACTTGTTTGTAGTGTCAGTAAAAAATTCTCTTCTCTTAACAGATACTGCTAATCTATAGTCTATTGATGTATTGTACACCTCGTAGGTTTCTGAGAACACCGCTTTGTTTACGGCTGCCAACATTCTGTACGAAGTAACATCATCGTATATAACATCTCCTATCTCCCAATAAAGACCTGTGGTAGTGCTTACACTTGATGGTACATTTTCATACACCTCATCGTCAAACTGAAAAGTTCTAGCCGTCTCATCGGTGCAATAAGCATACACACCCACGGTATCGCTTACAGGTATATAAATAACATCACCTTCGTCAAATGAACCACTACACAATGTTATAACACCGTTGGAAACAGTACCTGAAAAAGATTGGTTTATAGCAGGGTTATATAAAAATTTATAATCACTCATTATATTCTATCGTTTCTATCTCTTAATCTACGCTCTGTATCGTTGCTTCTAAGGTCTTTGCTAGATACAAAGGCTCTCATAGGCTTACTTGTCTGTATAGCGGTAGAGACTGTAGCCTCAGCAATAGCTTTTAGGTAATCTACACTTTCGTTAGCTTGTGCTGTAACTAAACCTCCGTTAGCAAACATATGCTTACCCGACATAGGTCTTGTCTTGTAAGAGTCGTTTATTTTTTCTAACAGACCCTTGTGCATAGCGGTAGCTCGTTTATTTACAACAAACTCACCACCTTCCATTTCGTAACCTCCTTGACCCTGAACACTAAACGGCACACCACCCTCAGAGTGGCTTGGTCCATTGACTATACCCCCTTTAGCAAACCGCTTAGGGACAAACTGCTTACTATTGATAGCTGCTATTTCAGCTCCAAACGATGCCACAGCTAATGCTGCAGATATTTTTGCTTTCAATGCTGTAGTTATAGGTTCACCTGCTTCACCTCTCTTAAACATATTAGGAATAATAGATGCTAAAGCAACGGCTAAATCTGTAGTAGCATCTGTTCTTTCTTGTTTTTTCTGAGATTCAAATATCTTTTTGTTTATAGCGTTTTCCTTGGCTAACTGCGCTCTCTGTAATTCAATTTGCTTTGTTTTAAACTGAGACTCTGTAATTAACTGATTATCTAACTGAGACTTTAAAATGTCGCTTTCTATGTCTGCATTTCTTTTTACAGATTCCAATCTAGCTTTTTCTTGATTCTCATAATTCTCTTGCCTTACTTCAGAGAAGTTATCTATAGCATCTGCAGTTTTTGTAAGAGCATCAATGATAACATCCTCAAAGCTAAACAAATCTTTATTCTTTTTTATGAAGTTTATAGTTTCTAGTAGACTCTTTGTTGTTAAGTCCATTGTTCTTTTTGCAGCCTTTGGAAGACCTACGGAAACTTCTTCTGCAGCACCTTGAAACACTTTCTTTAAACCCCTTACAAAATCAGAGTTTTCTCCATATAATTTTTCTGCCTCTGAAATAATATCTTCTGCATTTCCAAACAATGCTGTAAGCAAGTCTACCTGTAGCAAGAATTGCTCATCAGATATTCCCTCTACTAAATCTTCTTTAATTAGTTTCTCCTGCTCTTTTATAGCTTCTATAGCGTCTTTTAATTCATCTTTTAATCTTTTTTGTTCTTCTTTTGTTCTTGTTTCTTTATTCTTTGCAATAGCGGCTTCACTATTTTCTAGGTTTCTAACTGATGCTAAAAGCTCCTCAAATAAAGCAATCCTTTTTTCAAGAACAGTAATTTCCTCAATACTTAATCCTCTTTGATTCTCTCTTGTGCTTTGCAATCTAGTTAGTTCTGATTCAAGACCTTTAGTCACTCTTAGACTTTCTTCATCAGTCATCACACCTTCTTTGGCTGTAGCTACTAATTTTTGAGTCATTTCAACAGCAGCTCCATATTGCTCATTTGTTGCTAACTCTAGTATTCTTTGCTCTCTTAAAACTTTGGCTCTTTCGACACTCATTTTTATGAGTTCATCCAAGAATCTACCTGCATCTTTCATTGAGCCGTTTGACTTGGTTTGCAAAAATTCACTTAGCCTGAGCTGAGGGTTTAATTTCTTTTGAGCTTTAAATTGTTTTTCAACTATTTTTAATTGCATTGAAGTTAAATCGCCTCCTTCTCTAAGTATTTGGAATAATGCCTCAGAACCTGCTTCTTGCTCTTTTTGCGTGGTATTAAACTGTATCAAAGATGTAGTCAAATCATCGAAAGACTTTTCACCTTGTTCTGATGCGTTAGACAAAAACTTAAAAGCCCTTGCCTGACCTGCAATCCTAGGGTCTAGTCTTTCAATAAGTTCTATAAAAAATTCAGTTTGTGTAATGTAATTACCAATACTAATAGATGCTTTATTATATGCTGAAGACAACAAGTCTATCTGACCCTGAGTAGAAGACATCTGAACTGCATTTGCTCTTAGCAACCTTGTACTATCGTTAACCTCTCCGTTCAAGTCGTCAAACTCATCAATAGTGTCTGCAAGGATAACAGCAGCACCTGCACCTCTTTGACCAAATATTTCAAAAGCCTCAGCCGCATCTAAATTGTTTTTAGCTAACTGTTCTACAAAGTCTCTAAAAGGTATTCCTTCTTTAGCTGCTTCACTAAGAACTCTCCTAAGACCTGTACCTGCCCTAGATGCTTTCAAACCGTTATTAGTAAGCAACCCTAAGAAAGTAGCTGTTTCATCGAAGGTTAATCCTACCTGACTTGCTAATGGACCAACATACTGTAACGCTGTACCTAGGTCTGTTAGTGTTAAGGCACTCTCGTTTACAGCACCTACTATTACGTTTGAAAATCTACTAGCTTCTGCGGCGGTTTGGTTGAATTGGTTCAGAGCCTTCTTTAGAGCTTCGGCAACTCCCCCAGGCTCTTCACCTAGTGCCTGAGCTAAGAGAGCCACAGGTTTTGTTAACTGACCAATTTCTTCTGCGCTAGAACCTAACTTACCTAATTGTTTTTGAAGTTCTGCAATCTGTATGGCTGTGAAAGAAGTAGTACCTGCTACATCAAACACAACATTTTCTAAAGATGCTAACTCTTCCTTTGTTAATGCTGCAACAGCTCTAAGTTCAGCCATTGCCTTTTCAAAAGCTATAGCTCTTTTTGCTGACTTTACAAATAGCTCATTAAGTAAAGCTGTAGCACCTTGTATGAGTTTATAGGCAATACCTAATCTACCAAGTGTTTTTATAGTTTTTCCTAAGCTTCCAAGAAACCCTGTGTTAGATTTAGTAGATTTTTGTGTGGCTGCTGAATATCTTTTTTGAGCATTAGAGGCTTGGTCAATTAACTTTCTATGTCTTGGAAGTCTATCTTCTAATTTCCCTTGACTTTGAGCTAATTTTTTTGAAGCATCAGCAGCTTGTTGTTCTAGTCTATTTTTTTCTTTAAGTCTCTTATTGTAAGCATCAGTACCTTTGTCAAGCTGACTTAACTGCTTTTGTACAGCCTGTAGTCTGTCAATATACTTGTTTAGAATCTCTATGTTTTTTCTGTTCTCAGATAGTGCCATTATCTACTGAATAATTTTGTAAAGCGAACCATTGTTTGTTCCATAAACAAGTTGGTCAGCCTATCGTTAATGTTTTGTTGAGCCTTAGCTAGTGTAGCTTCAACGCCTCTGTTCTTGTAATAAAAGGGATTATCAAAATCATATCTCTTTCTTAAACCCTTTCTTTGTATAGACCTCTTAATAACAAATGCCAACTTACTTACCTCATGGTCTTTTGACTTGTCTAAAGCCTTTCCACCGATTTTAAAGTTAGCCTTACTATTAATAATCCATCCTTTTAATCTGCTGAAACCTTCCTCGCTTACATTCCATCCACCTGAAGGAGAACGCTTAGTAAGCCTGAAGTATTTTTCAGCCACACCGAATTGTATGTTTGTTCTTATTGTTATACTGCTAGGTATGCCTTGAGACATATTATATACCCTTACAGACACAGCCTTTTTTCCGTCTTCACGAGCTAAGAACAAATCATCTCTCCTAGGTGTCAAAGAGCCTGACTCATTAGGGTTGGATAGTCCTCCTGAAACGACTAGACCGTTGCCCTTTATCTTGCCTACTATTGCATTTATAATACCTGCTTTCCTAAACTGCTTGGCTATTTCTGCAACGGCAATGAGCCTGATTCTATTTTGATACTGCTTCCTAGTCATCTATTTCTAGAATGTCAGGTTTTCTAGACAAGGTAACAGTAAAGTCGCACACAGCTCCTGATATGTTGTAGTCTTCTGCCTCGATACTTGAAAGCTCCACATCTTGAAATTCTACTATGTAGTCTTGCTGTGCCAAGTAATCTTGTAACTGACCCATAACGAATAGGTTTTCTTCTATGGATAACATATAAGATTGGTCGTTACGAGAAACACATTTATCAAGAACCGCCACAGAAAATTCTATTGAGTACACAGGATTGTTGTCTTCTCTAGATATGTTTGCTATCTGTGGAGTGATGATTAGTTGCTTGTAATCAAACTCCCTGTTAGCTATATCTGATTCTCCCTGTGCTACAAAGAACCCTTTCACCATATTGTGATTATCTGCGAAAGACTTAACCTTAGTATATAGTTCTGTGAGATTATTCATCTTATTCTTTTGTTAATTTACAAGTTACGCATAGCTTGAGCCTGTCTTTGTTCTGCAGCTTCTATCTTACTTTTCTGTGCCAAGAAACTCATCTCAGGCAGTACGGTAGGCATAGGTAACATATATATCTCGTTGTACTTGGTGATGTCCTCATTGCCTAGTTTCCTGACTATGCTGTACCAATACCATTGTTGGTTAAACAACATCTGAGAGTTTTTATTTTCTACATCTTCCTCATCTGCATCCTCATCATCTTCAGATGGCTCATAAAACACTCCTGCAAAATCTTCAAACAAGGTCTTGTTTCTGTTTTCTATAAACTCATTTAACAAAGAGTAAACTTCCCTCACATCTGAATCTAGTATATACTCTTGATTTTGCTTCTCATCTTCTATGCTTTCATTGTCAAATGTTTCGTGATGTAGCGGACGTACAATTAGTTTGCATATCTCAAGGTCTATTAAGTGGTCAGGTAGTTTAGTCTTGCCTGTGATTATCTGTTCTAACATTATGAATTGTCCCAATACCAAGTCTTCTACCCTTCTATACACCTTTCTTTCTGAACAAATAGAATCAGGATTCTTCATCTTTTCATTCAAAGGGTACGTCTCTATAGAGTCTTTTATAAATTGTAATTTTTCTAACGGTTTCAATGTATCTGCATAATCAATAGGCTTACCACCTTTATTGATTGTATTCATAACATCAATGTGCTGTCTAAGTGTAATCATAAAAACATTGTTACTCCACCGTCCTGCTCTTCTTTAGCACAGTAGGCAGTAATTGCTAGACTCATAACCATATCATCGTGCTTACCATCCGTGTTGCTAAACTGAAGGTTTCCTGTGATTGGGTTACGCTTACTCTTAAAATCGTAAAGCTCCTTTATCAATTCTTCATTGTTTGGAATTTTGATGTTACCATCCTCAAACTGCTTGATGAGATTTCTGATAATCTCAGGCTTTGTTTTCGCTGAGGTAATAAAAGGAATCATCTTGTATAATCTCTCATCGTCTGTAAGGTCGTCAAACAACAGGTCGTTGTTATTGACCTCAAAGTAACAGGCTGATAGCTTATCATCGTGCTTGAGGTAAAAGCTTTTTATCCTTTCTTTAAACTCCTCATAGTCCATACCCTCTTCCTTATAGTTGAACCTGTGTATGTCTATGATTTCATTGTGTTCGTTCATTGCAGTCATTACGGTATAATCCTGAGCGACACCAATATCCATACCGATATAAACTCTCTCGTAAGGGGTGTTTAGTTGCGGTACTACCGACTCTTCGATATTACTGAATAGTGCATTAGCACTTACAGGTTTGCATAAATACTCTTGGTCGAACTGTGCCTTGGTCATACTTTTCTTTACCCCTGCTACCGTTCTCTCCACATCCCTATCATCAAGGTCTAGGTAAGTCTTCTTGATAGACTTAATCTCTTCCCAATTTGATTTACTCTGTCCGTCCTTGTATCTATCGAAGTACCAATTAGGACCGTTGAACGTACTTGACATAAATACCCTACCTTTTGTCCTAGTAACCATAGGAAGGAGTACCTCGTTGATAAAGTCTAACTTCATATAT